GATTATGATAAATCGGATTTGGCGGAGCTCCGGCGTAAACGCAGTGCAGATCGGAGACTGAGCGAAAGGAAGGCGGACAACGAAACTATAAAACTGGCCAGGCACCTTGACCTGCTCGTGGAAAAAAAATATGTAGCTCAGAAATTTGCAGCGCTCGGGGCGGAAATAAACGCCCGCCTTCTGGACCTACCTTCTCGCATCGGTCCGCATTTATGGGCGAGTGCGAAAGAGGGAACACAAAGCGATTTGATAAAAATATTGGAAGACGATATTATTAAAGCGATAAAGGAGATTAAAAATGCGGCAATCAGGATTGCTCGATAGGGTCACAAAAGACTTGGAAAAAATAATCAGGCCCAAGCGCCGACAAATGAAAAAGAGCGTCGATGATATGATCCGAACTTTCATCCCAGATCAGTTGAACCGGATGAGCGTGCCGGAATGGGCGGAGAAAAAGGTTATCTTGCCACGGGCGCTTACGCCGATCCCCGGACCTTTTAGCTGGAGTAACGCGCCGTACTTCAGGGAGGTTTCGGATTGTCTCAGCGAATCGAGCCCGATACAAAAAATCGTGGTAATGAAAGGCTCGCGTGTCGGGGCAACGGTAAGCATCGGCGATCCATGGCTCGGATACATCATCGATTGTGCGCCCGGACCGACTATGTTCATATCGGCCGATAAAGGATCGACAGAGACGCAGGTAGAAATAAGGCTTGATCGTCTCATAGTAAACGCCGGGCTGCAGGATAAGATTTTTGCCCAAACCGAAAAGGCGCACAATAAAAAAACGGGCGATACGAAATCGAAGAAGGAATTCCCCGGCGGGTTTCTATTGGCCCTCGGGCCGAATGTTGCTTCCAAATTGCGCAGTTTCGGCGTGCGCTATATTTTTTTCGACGAGGTGGATGCTTACAAAATGGAGATCAAGTCTGAAGGCGATCCGATAGCTCTGGCAGAGAAACGGACAAATGAATACGAGCGGATCCGCAAGTTGCTCTATCTGTCGACTCCGACTATTAAGCAGACCAGCCGGATCGAACCCCTCTTCCTTGCGGGCGATAGGCGGTATTACCATGTGCCGTGTAAACACTGCGGCGAGATGCAGCGGCTTGTCTGGAAAAACGAGGAAGGAGAATATCGATTACGATTTGAGGTAAACGAGGAAGGGGCGCTGAAATTTGATACCGATAAGCATGGTCAGCCGATCCCCCATACCGGCCATGTCTGGTATGAATGCGAAAAGTGCGGCGGGCATTGGGTCGAATCGGATAAGATAAATTTCATGGAAAAAGGAAAATGGATTCCGACTGCAATCCCAAGAGAGCCCAATTATCGCTCCTATCACATATCGGCGCTGTACTCCATGACGACCAGCTGGGAGCAAATCTGCAAAGAATTCTTACAAGCGAAGGATGAGCCGGCCAAGTTGCGGGTATGGATTAACACGGCTCTCGGTGAAACCTGGGTTGAAAAGGGAGAAGCGCCGCGACCTGACATAATCAGGAATAGAGCAGAATTTTATGAGATTAATTCGTTACCTGCAAATGCACGGCCGCTGGTCGTAACAATCGGTGCCGATGTGCAGGATAACCGGATAGAGGCGGAAGTTGTCGCATGGGGCAGAGGCGCGGAGAGCTGGAGCATAGAATATTTCCGTTTCTATTGCGACGACGGCGATGGTGGAACGGCAAATCCGGAATCGAAAGCATGGAGCGAATTTATGAATTGCGTCTATGCGAAACATGCGGGCCTGCTCGCTACGAAAATATTGATTGATGAGGGTGGCGGCCATGAAGGACGGACAACAATCGTAAGATCGTTTTGCGAGAAATTTGATTATCAAAAAGTACAGCCGGTAAAGGGCGCATCGTTTACCTGGATCAACAGCAAGGAGAATGTATCCGTATTCAGGCGCAGAATATCTCTCGGGTTTTCGGTTGAAACAATTGCGTTGAATGTCGATCTGATGAAAGAGACGATTTATAATCATCTCAATCGCGGAACCGCAAGCGGGCAACCGCCGGAAAAACCATTCGATGGGTATTGTCACTTTCCAAAGGAATATGACAAAAACCATTATGATGAGCTCGCATCCGAGGAGCGTTATATCGATTATACGTCGGCAGGAGACCGGGTTGTCCGCTGGAGACAGATTTATATCCGCAACCATGTACTCGATTGTCGCAGTTATGCGCTCGGAGCTTTGTATGTGGTTTTCGACGAAGCAAAAAAAGAATACAAAGCCGAAAAGGGCAAAGATGCAGAATATGGCTGGCCCGATTTCTGGATCCAGGCGGAGCAAATAGCGAAAATGCGATCAGGAGAATTGAAAAAATAGCTTGACAAAAAATTAAATAGTCTATAGTTTCAAATTAACTTGAAGCCAAACGCCGGATTTTTATTCCGACGTCCCGCCCCGGGGGGTGGCTCCCCCGATAGATGTCGTCCTGAAAAGGGCAGCGATACGCAATTTCTATGCGGAGGCTCTGGATGAGTCTCCGCACCGTTACTGTTATCCAAGCAGAACTCGATGAAGCTCGCGCCTCCCTATCTGCCGCCCTTAAAGGTGCATATCGCCTCGATACAGGACAGGGTAGTCAATCCGTTACACGTCCGAGCATCAAAGACCTTAGAGCGCTGATCGCTGAGCTTGTAAGCGAGCTCGAGGAAGCGCAAGATCCGCGCGGCGGCGTGGTGGCCGCCAGGATGCAGAGGCACTAATGGGCAACTTCTGGGATTATGACATCATCGGCGGCATCCGCAAATTCTTCGTACGTCCCAAAAAACACGAGCCGGGCTTTGTCCAGGGCATAACTCCCGGCGATGCCCGCTCGCGCATATCCGCTATCTCCGGGTGGTCCTGGAACGGCGGTATTGTTCAGTCCTGGACCGGATCGAAATACCCAGGAGCCCTATCTTATCCAGGACTATGGAGCCTCGATTATGCAGCCCTGCGCCGACGCTCGCGCATTGCCTACTGGGAAAGCCTGCAGGCCCGCGCCTTGCTCGGCCGCCTGGTGGATAATGTTGTCGGTCATGGGCTTGTCCTCGAGGCAACGCCCGCATGGGGGATAATCGATTCCAAAGCAGGCGAAGATGAAAGGCGGCAATGGACCCGCGACGTTGAAACCCGCTTTCACCTCTGGGCCATGAGCAAAGAGGCCGACGCATCTGGAAATCAGAATCTTTATCAGCTCACACGATTTGCTTTCCTCAACCAGCTCCGCGATGGCGAGATCATCAATATTCTGCGCAGCTCCCCGGACAAGGGACGCATGAACCCGACCGAGATCCAGTTTGTACAACCTGAGCAGCTTGTGAGCCCGATGAGCGATGAGGCCATAAAAGCAGCCAGGGCGCATGGAAACCGCATCATCGATGGTATCGAGATCGCAGCCTCCGGGCGGCCGGAAGCCTATTTTATCCACGACGATATAACCGGTAAGGACGTGCGCATTCCTGCTATCGGGCCGAAATCAAAACGCCGATTTGTCAATCACGCCCCGATTATCGATATGGTCGGCCAGGTCCGAGGAGTACCGGTATTGGCTCCCCTTGTACATGAGTTGCAAAAATTAACAGATTATCAGCTTTCGGAAATCGAAGCTGCCGTTGTCAACGCGACCATAGCAGCCTATATCAAACCCGCAGAAGATAGGCCGGCTTCCCGCGCTTTCAGCGGAATAGTGCGCCGTGATGCCGAGGTCGAGGAAAGCGAAACCACCACGGCGACAACTACGGGACCACCGGCGCCCGCATACATCGAGAGGCCCGGACTCCTCATCCAAAACCTGAAAGCGGGTGAGGATATTGCGAGTTTCAAAGTTGATCGGCCGAACGTCCATTATGAAGAATTTGTCACGGCTGTAAAATCTTCGCTCTCCGCAAGCCTCGGCATTCCCATCGAAGTGCTGGATATGAGTTTCAACCAAAATTACTCGGCATCCCGCGCGTCGCTCATTTTATTCTGGACGGTCGTTACCAATTGGCGCTCAATTCTCGCCTCAGATTTTCTCTTTGTGGTTTATGAGGCATGGATGACGGAGGAAGTCAGCGCAGGCCGGATCAAAGCTCCCGGATTTGAGCAGCCGGTACTCCATGCGGCATGGCTCAATTGTGATTGGGTAGGCGTGCCGCATCCGAGCATCGATCCGCAAAAAGAAGCTACCGCAGCTGATACGAGGATTGCCGCAGGACTTAACACACGAGAGCGGGCAGCCCGGGAATATAACGGATCTGAATTCTCCGAGAACGTCGAACGCCTGGCCGTGGAAAACGAGGAGCTCGCAAAGGCAAATAAATCCATGCCGAAAAAAGAAGCGATCCCGGCACAGATACCGGATTCGGGAGATGGAGAAAACGACGGGAATAATGGAAATGGATCGGCCAAGAGCCTGGTCGGGATTGGAGAAAGATGACAACAGGGCAGCAAAAAATATTTGAAAAAATCGCGGATACAGATGCCAAGGTTGAAAAAATAATCGGCATATTAACCGGAGGCAACGGAGGCGGAGTAATTTATGACGTGAAAAAAAACACGCAAGCGATAGGGGAAATCAAAAGCGAAATACCGAATCTTGTTCATGAAAAAGAATGCCGCGCGATTCAGAAGGAAATCAAAGCCAATAATAAATCACGATGGATCACGTTGAAAGATGTGATTCTGTTGATTGTCGTCATAATCAGTCTGTTATATGGGAATGGGATAATAAGATGATCAAGGGTGCAAAATTCTGGAACGATAGGCAGCGGGCATATTATAGCCAGAGCAATAACCCCCTTGAGCAGATCCTGCGTAAGTTGGATATAAAGGATTGGCTCGAAAGCTGCGCGCCCACATATATGCTCAATTGCATCGCCGCCCTCGGTTACGATATCGAGATTAAGTGCCCTGGTGTTTATCGCCCGCAGCCCGAAGAGGTCCTCATGGGTTTTTTCCATGATTCCCGAAATTATCAGCGCTTTCGAGAAATCCGGCATGACATAAATCCGAATACATTTATGGGGAATCGTGTTCCCCAGTTTCATCCATTCGCAGCGGCACAGGTTTTTAAGGCGAATGCACGGTATGTCGAAAATCACGAATTCGAGTTTGTATGCGGATACTTTGAGTCTGGTCATTCGATAGGTTTTCTCCTGAAGCAGCCGAGCCATTATATTGCAGGCGTGGCCTATGACGATGATACCGATGAGATAATTTATAATGATTCCCGGCCCGAAAGATTCCCGGATGGAAATGGTTTTAATCGGAGAATGAGTCGGAATGAATTCAGAATTAATGTTGAGCCGTTTGTTATTATTTATACCGGAGGTGGATTGTGAGCGATCCTGTATTATCAGATCCCGTAATCGAAGAAACGAAGAAAACCATTTCGGCAAAAGAAATTTCCAAATGGTCGATGATAATCGCTGGGCTCTGGATCGCCGGACTCCATCTGCTCAAAGCATTTTGGGGACTCATAAGCCCGGAAACTATTTTCGGTCTCGAAACGGGAGATATCATTTTATCAGGTGTCGCCCTTGCTGCAATTTTCACTCCCGTTTATTTCTCGATTGTCCTCGATAAGATCAAAGAGATAAAACTGGGAGGTAGAAATTGATTTATGCTCTTGAACGAAAAACCTTGACCTCGTTTCTGAGAATGTGCGCGCGGCTTGAAATGAACCCGGACATCAATGTTCTCTTCGATTTAAT